ACTAAATTGGAGCGTTTATAACCGATCAATATTGAGTGCTGGGCTTTCAAATATAGGGGCATTCGAAAAAGCAGGAATTAAAATAGATCACATGGAAGATTTCTTGGCATTAATAAATATATCTTGGTCACAAGATGATTATTATGGTTATTTTAGAATGCTTGGCGACCTAATAACGCGAAAATTTGACGAGGCATAATAAAAAAACCGCGCCAACCTTCTTTAAATCCTTTTTTAATATAGTTAAGCGCCTGCCGCAACCTTCTTTAAATCCTTTTTTTAATATAGTTAAGAAATAACGGCCTAATAATTTTTAATAATTAAGTGCTTTGTATTAATTTCGTCTCCAACACGACCATCATATAGCTTAAATCTATAGTTTTTATCATATTCGCCAACAATATAATCTTTATAAAGTTCTTCAATAAAAGCGGTTTTTCCAATTATCATAAGACATTTTATTTTTGTATCTTTAAAACATTTGGCTAGATTTGTTTGCTCTTTTTTTCCAAATTGACAATACCCATAGTCGGTAAACTCACTATCATATGGCGGATCTAAAAACATGAAGTTGTGCTCGTCGTTATAATTTGCAAAAATATATTCAAAACCTTTACATAATATGTGTGTTCTTGCTAATAATGTTTCGTAATCTTTATTTTTTAAACTTTCATAATTTACTGTTTTATAACGGCCATATGGAATATTAAATTTGCCATTTTTATTATATCTCAGCATTCCTCTAAAACATGTTTTTCGTTGATAATAAAACCTTTGTGCGCTACTAAGGGGATCATTTACGACCATGTTATCTCTCACATTATAATAAGTTTCCTCATTATTAGGCGTTTGTTCCATAAATTTATATATTTCATTTGCTTGTCCTTTGCCTATTACACTATATAAATCAATTAATTCACTATGCACATCACTAATAACTGCGACTTTTGGATTTAAATAAAAATATAAGGCACCTCCACCAATAAATGGCTCCAAATACATGTTATAATTTAAAGGTATGTGGTGCTTAAATAAGTTGATTTCGTCGCTTTTACCTCCGCTCCACTTAATAAGAGGCTTTAATATGCTAGTTTCTGGTTTTTTTACGTCGCTTACAACGTCGCTTACGCTTACAACGTCACTTACAACGTCGCTTACGCTTACAACGTCGCTATTAACGTCACTAACGCTAACGCTTAATTCTTTAACTTTGCTTAATAAATCCAAAATTTCATTTTTATTTTTAGAACCATAACCTGTAATATTATAATGCTTACATAGAATAATAAGCTCTTTTCGCGATTTATCTTTATAATCCATATTATAATGTTATTATTGATTAATAAGATTATATTTCAATTTTATATTTTTTTGGTGCATTATATATATTAAAAGGATTTAAAAAGCTAGTTACGGTTTTTTATATAAAAAAAATAGAAAAATAAAAATAAATGTTTCATTAAAAACGTGGAGGCTAGACTCTCAATTTGTAAACCACAAACTACAAATTTTTTTAAAAAAAAGTAATAAACTATTTAACTAGTAACACTAAACAACTAAGTATATAATCCATATGGAATATCTTTTGATGATGCCTTATTAATTAGCTCGTCAATGAGCTGCCTGGTTAAAATACATGGAAAGCTAATCTTGGTTTTTAATTTAAAACCGTCACTATTTTCAAATAAATTTACATTAGGCTTCATTAATCTGTATAAATTTAACTTTTTATACACAATTTCTAAACAACGCTTTAAATTGCGCACCCCGTCTTCTTTTTCTGTAAAGTCATTAATAATATATTCTAATAATTCATCACTAAAAATAATAGCATCATTGTCAAATTTAATTTCATCTCTAATTTTTGGTAACAAATAATTTTTTGCAATAATTAATTTATCTTTTGTTTTGTAACCCTTTGTTTCTATTTTATACATCCTATCTTTTAAAATAGGATTAACCGCTGCTTCGTCATTGTAGCTAAAAATAAATAATGCTTTAGACATGTCAATACTAATTTCTGAAAAATATTTGTCGCTAAATTTGGAGTTCTGTGTGCTATCTGTCAAATGTGTTAACACACCTGTAATTTCTTGACCTTTAAACGAATCGCTTAATTTATCTAATTCGTCAAATAAAATAAGTGGGTTCATACAACCACATTGGATTAATATGTCAATAATTTTTCCATGCTTACTACCTTCATATGTATAGTCAAAACCATCGATAAAACCCGAGTCGCCACACCCACCTAATGCAATAAGCGCAAAAGGTCTATTCAAAATTTTACTAATACCCTCTTTAATAAGCGTAGTTTTACCAGTTCCAGGAGGACCTTTAATAGCAATAGCACAGCCAATTGCGTTAGGATTTACTAACCATAATCCAATCATTTGCATTATTTGTATTTTAGCATCTTCTAGCCCATAAGTAACACTGTCTAATATTTTTTTGGCATTTTCCATAAAATCATGACATTGCTCAATACCATCCGCAAAACTAATGGGCAAATTATTATACTTATTAAATGGGATCTTTAAAAAGGAGTCTACCCATGACTTAATCTTAAAATATTCACTATTGCCATGACCACACATTGAACGCATTGTATTGATTTTTCTTAAAGCACACGCTTTATATTGATCAGGAATATCAAGATCAACCAAATGTAGTAAATATGGCTTGCTTACTTTTGTAATTTCTTTAAGCTTTTCTAATTTAGCAATTGCTTCCAATTGCGAATTTTTAGATAAACAAGTTTTGAAATATTCCGACTCCTTTTCTTCTGCATGCAAAATTTTATCAAATAATCTGTAATTCTTATTTGAAATTTTTTGCGGAGCCGGAATAACATCATCTTTATGAATGATTTCCATATTTTCCCTATTTTCACTATTATTCTTTTTAAATTTATTTTTAAATTGTGCTTTGATTTTTTCTTCTTCTTCGTCGTCTTCGTCCTCTTCATCTTCATCTTCTTCGTCAATTACAATATATGATTGTTTACTATTAGTACTTTCATTATTATTATTATTATTATAAATTTTATTTTCTCCATTTTTCAAATTTACAATAATATTAATACTTTTATCAGACTTATTAACATTATCAATAAGAGTTTTGAAACCGTCCGACAATAACCCTTTTTCATATTTTGTATCATCATCTTCTTCATCATCATCATCATCATCATCATCGTCTTCATCTTCATCTTCATCTTCGTCTTCGTCATTACTGTCACTTTTGCATTCGCCATTTAACTTTTTCATATAATTTTTCTTTGAAACAGCACTACGTTTTTTCTTAATAATTTTACTATTAAACAAATTATGCTTGTTTATAGAACTAGTTAATGTATCAAAATTAGTAGTATGCGCTTTCTTTGCTCGCTTATGTGTCTGCTTATGCTCATGTTCGTGTTCATGATTTTTTGTTTCATAAGCTAGTGATTTATATTTATTTTTACTATAATTTGAAGGATATAGTTCACTTAAAAATTTATAATAATCACGTTTATTAAAACTAACATCATGATCAGCATGATCAACATGATCATCCTCATAATCATCATATGATCCATTTTCTGAACTATAGTATGAACTACAGTCTGAACTGTTTTCAGAATATTCATAATCTGATCCACTAGTGGTCAACGAGTTGCTGCTATCATAAACATAATTCACTTTTGGAATACTATTTGTTTTTGTTCTGGTACAATGTTTATGGGGCATAATAGTTTTTATTATTAAAATATATTAATATTTCTTCAATTTTATAATTTATTACTAATTATTAAAAATTAAAAATTGAAGAAAAATTATTTAAATATTATTTAACTATTATAAAAGAATGACCGATTTTGAAAATAAGAAACCATCTAAAATCATTGGTATTCAATTTAGTATTTTAAGCCCTTATGAAATTCAAAAGGGATCAGTTGTTGAAATTACAAATAGAGATACACATATAAATAATAAGCCGGTATTGGGGGGGCTATTTGACCCTCGTATGGGTGTTTTAGATGCGGGTATGATATGCCCGACCGATGGGCTTGATTATGTTCAGTCGCCTGGATATTTTGGACATATTAATCTAGCAAGACCCGTATTTTACATTCAATATTTATCAACAATCATGAAAATTTCTCGATGTGTTTGTATTAAATGCAGTAAGCTATTGATTGATAAAGAAAAATACAATTATTTACTAGAATTAAATGCGGATGCCAGATGGACAAAAGTATTTGCATTGGCAAGTAAAAAACACAGGTGTGGAGAAGATTCACATAATGGTTGTGGATGCTTGCAGCCTAAACTTCGAAAAGAAGGTTTAGCAACAATCATTGCCGAATGGAATGATAAAGAAGAAGAATTTAATAATTATGACTTTAAGAAAGAAGACTCCAAAATGGCAATGAAAATTATTCCAGAAATAATGCTTAAAATCTTTAAGAAAATTTCGGATGAAGACGTAAAATTTATGGGGTTTAGCCCAATATGGTCGCGACCAGAGTGGATGATTTGTCAGGTTCTAGCCGTTCCACCTCCACAAGTGCGACCATCTATTAAACATGACGCACAACAACGCAGTGAAGACGATTTGACACATATTATTATTAATATTGTTAAGGCAAATAAAATGTTGCAAGAAAAAATCGAACAAAAATCCGGATCAAATGTTATTGATGATTGGACAACTGTATTGCAATATTATATTGCCACTCTTGTAGATAACAAAATACCAGGTGTGGCTGCGGTTGCTCAGCGGTCTGGTCGCCCATTAAAAGCGATTAAAGAGCGTTTAAATGGTAAAAGCGGCAGAGTACGAGGAAATTTAATGGGAAAACGCGTTGACTATAGTGCGCGATCCGTTATTACACCCGATCCAAACTTATCTATTAGCGAGCTAGGAGTGCCGCTAAAGATTGCCAAAAATTTAACAAAACCAATTATTGTAAATGCGCAAAATAGGAATTATTTGCGCAAATTAATTTTAAACGGTCCTGATGTGTATCCAGGAGCAAAAATTTATGAGCGTAAGAATGGTGATTGTATTAGTTTGCGCTATGTTGATCGCGAATCGATAAACTTAGAAGTAGGCGACATTGTACACCGTCATATGTTAAATGGCGATGCGGTGCTTTTTAATCGACAACCAACTCTTCACAGAATGTCAATGATGTGTCATATTGTTAGAGTAATGATGAGGGGTGATACATTTAGAATGAATGTAGCCGATACAAAACCATATAATGCAGATTTTGACGGCGATGAAATGAATTTACATATGCCTCAAGATGACGAGTCGGAAATCGAGCTCAAAACATTGGCTGCAGTAAAATACCAAATTATTAGTCCTGCAAACAATAAATCAATTGTAGGCATTTTTCAAGATTCGCTATTAAGCACGTATTTATTTACACGCGAAGCCATTACTTTCAATCCTAGAACAGCTATGAATATAATGGCGCATCTTAAAACAATCGATTTAACAAAAATTAATTTTGATAGCACTAACCATAGTAGCTTTTCGCTATTAAGTCAAATTATTCCTAATATTACTTTAAAATATAAGACAAAGCAATTTAATGAAACTAGCGAAGATTATAAAACATCTAATAATGTATTAGAAGTCAATAAAGGATCTATTAAACGCGGGCATATTGAAAAAGGTATATTAGGAGATACGACCCGGGGATTAATCCATAGAATTAACAATGACTATGGTGTTGACAGCGCATGCGATTTTATTAATAATTTACAAGATATTGTAACCGAATATATGAAAGTTCACGGTTATAGTGTGGGAATTAGCGATCTTATTGCGGACAAAGATACAAATGATAAAATTAACGAAACAATCAATAAAAAGAAAATAGAAGTAAAATCTTTAATTGACGAAACACATTTAGGTATTTTTGAAAATAAAACAGGGCGCTCAAACGTCCAAGAATTTGAAACACGCATTAACAATATTTTAAATAAGGCATCATTTGAGGCTGGTAAATTGGGTCGTCAAAATCTTGATACGCATAACCGATTTGTAATGATGGTAAATGCCGGATCAAAAGGCAGCGACTTAAACATTTCGCAAATGATTTCATGCTTAGGACAGCAAAACGTAGATGGAAAACGCATTCCTTATGGTTTTGAGGATAGAACATTACCGCATTATACCAAATATGACGATTCGCCTAATGCTCGCGGTTTTGTTGAAAATTCGTTTATTAGCGGATTAAATCCGGATGAGTTATTCTTTCATGCTATGGGTGGTCGGGTGGGTCTAATTGATACTGCGTGTAAAACGAGCCAAACTGGCTACATTCAACGCCGCCTAATTAAAGGCCTTGAAGACTTAATGGTACATTATGACATGACCGTTCGTAACAATAAAAACAAAATTATTCAGTTTAAATATGGAGACGATAGCTTTGACCCCGTTAGAGTAGAGTCGCAACAAGTCCCGTTTGTTAACATGTCTATTGAAGAAATTTACGGACATTACCAAATGCCCAACGATTATTCGAAAGACTCCATTTATGGAACACTATACACCAAACAAGCGTATAGCAAATTTAAAAAGCAAAAACCCGAATTAGATAAGAAATGCAAATATTACATTGACTACATGTTACAAGCTCGCGAAGATGTAATTGCTAAAATTTTCAATGCTATTTATAAGCCATCTGTAAATGTGCCTGTATCGTTTACCCATATTATTAATAATATAGCAGGAAATCAGGAGGAAAACGTAATTCTTGATATTACGCCATTAGAAGTATTTGAAATTATTGAAACCAATTATGAGAATTTAAATAAGCTAAACTATTGTAGCCCAAACAATCTCTTTAAAGTGTTATACTTTTACTATTTGAGCCCGAAAGATTTATTATTATATAAACGCCTTACTCGTAAATCTATTGAACTTTTAATGACAATCATTAATAATGCATATAAGAAATCATTAATTGCGCCGGGCGAAATGGTTGGTATGATTGCTGCGCAAAGTATTGGAGAACCTACAACACAATTAACGCTAAACACCTTCCATTTTGCTGGTGTTGCGTCCAAGTCAAATGTAACACGTGGTGTTCCGCGCATTGAAGAGATTTTGTCGTTAAGCGATAATCCCAAAAGCTTGTCGTGCTCTATTTATTTTAATAAGCCTGAGAGCTATGACCAACATAAAGTGAAAGAATATATTACAAAAATAGAAAATACTAAATTACGATCACTAGTGGAGTCTATCGAAATTTGCTTTGATCCTGATGATATGAATTCCTTAATAAGTGAGGACGCGGAAATGATGAAAGAATATAATGAGTTTGAGAAATTATTAGACGAATGTAATAGCTCTTATGACACAAATAAAGACAAAGAAAAATCAAAATGGATTATTCGAATGGCTATGAATAAAACGGAAATGTTGGATAAAAATATATCAATGGACGACATTCATTTTGGCTTAATGAGCAGCTATAACAACGTTACATGTATGTATACAGATTACAATTCTGATAAATTAATTTTTAGAATTAGGATTAATAGGAATTTGCAACTATTAAAGAAAAAGAAGAACAAAAATGTGTTAGAAACGCTCGATCAAAGCGATGAGATTTATTTATTGAGAAATTTGCAAGACGAATTATTAGACAATCTTATTTTACGCGGTATTAAAAACATTGATAAAGTGACACTGCGAAAAATAACAGATAATTTTGAGGAAGTGGATACAAAATATATTAAAAAAGAGTTGTGGGTGTTAGATACTGTTGGCAGCAATTTATTAGATATATTAGCTCTGGATTTTGTTGACAAAACGCGAACTATTTCAAATCATATTATTGAGATTTATAATGTATTAGGTATTGAGGCAGCTCGCCAAAGCATATTTGATGAGTTTTCAGAGGTCATTGAATTTGACAGCACATATATTAATTATCGCCATTTAACGATTTTGGCAGATAGAATGACATGCAACGATAAGATGGTTTCGATCTTTAGGCATGGAATTAACAATGATGATATTGGTGCAATTGCAAAAGCATCATTTGAGGAGACGCCGGAAATGTTTTTGAAGGCGGCAAAACATGGTGAAATTGATAATATGAAAGGCGTGTCTGCAAATGTTATGTGCGGGCAAGAAGGATATTATGGAACAAGTAGCTTTAAAGTATTGATCGACAACGACTTTATTATGACCATTAAGCCGAATAAAGACGTATTACCTGTTAACGAGAAAATGGATGAAAAGGTTTTAATGGATCAGCTAAATGCTGTTACCTCTAATGAATGCAGTACTAATAATTTATTAATTGAAGCAACTGTTAATAGTATGCAAACAGTTAACATGGGAAAGAGCGACGATTATGAATTAGATTTTTAGATCATTATTATAAGATTATTATTATAAGATCATTATTATAAGATCATTATTATAAGATTATTAGATTTAGGTTATAAAATATTTAAAATAATAGTTATTTATTTTTTTTTAATTTCAATATTTTTTACTTGCCTTATTTTATACTTGGTATTTGTTAGCTTTGACAAATTGAAATTTGTTATGTATTTTTCTATTTTATTTTCAAATACTTTAAGATCTTTTTTAATATTGCTGTATAATTTAAAGTTAGGAGTATCTAATAGATCATTTTCAATATTAAATTTGATTGATTGCTTATTATAGAGCAAGTTATAATTATGCTCTTTTTTGCGAGAATATTTGCTAGGCACTTTAAAGAAATAATATTCTTGATTTAATGTGTTTATATTACATATAATATAATTTTCATCAGTAATTGTTAGATCAATAGAGCTATTACATAATAATATTATTGGTAAATTATATTCTTTAGCTAACATATAAATGTCAATATATGTTATATAATAAAGGTCGCTATAAACTAAATATTCAAATGTGATTTCCCTATTAATAACTTTTTCCAATAATGTTTTTTTATTATTTTTTAATAAAATATAACATAATATTTCAAAATTGACATCACTAGTATAGAGGTGTACTAACTTTTTCTTTAAACCATTAATTGTTAAACTGTTATTTTGAGTATATTGTTTAATAATACTTAAAATTAATTGAAAAGAACATATTTTGTTATCCATGTGAAAAGTCAATTCATATAATTGCTCTTTAAAGTTTAGTCGCATACTCTCTCTAAGTATGCTTTTGTAGAAACCGCATTTATAATTAGGATCACTGTTTTTTTCAATAAAATTAATATGTTGTAAATCGTCGTTATCATCATTATATACGTCATTCTCGACGTCATTCTCGACATCATCATATACATTAGACAATGGTACTTGCAATTCGCTTTTTTTAGGCAAAACACCCGTTACAGATCCTAGTAGTCCAGATCCAGGTCCAGGACCATTTACAAGCTTATTTTTAGTATAATAATCTTGAATATTTTGTAGCTTGTCTTTTGTAGCACCAATAATGATTGTGTCTTTCTTTAAGTTGTTTCTCTTGAAATTTAAGATGTCTTTAGTGTCTACAATTCCTAATGTGTCAAACGTATTTTGTAGGACATTTTGATTATTTATAGTTACAATATCTTTGAAATAATCTTGTGTTAATATTGAATGATATAATAAGAGCTCATTTTCTAAAATATTATATTTAACCGATCCATAATTATATGATACGCTTTTTTCAAAAATGAAATTTTTAAATTTATTATATCTTACAAATTCATCGGATAAGCGGCTATAATATATTTCTTCATTGTTTTCGTTATTTATCAGATTTTTATTAGGTATAATTAATGAACATACGTCATTTGTCTTCATGCAATATGATGTATTACAATCTTCTTCGTCAATACACGACGACACGTTTTTAATAGCATCCAATATATGTTTTTCATACTTAGAAAATATTATATAATTCTCTCCAACATCTTTTAATAAATTGTAAATATTAGATAACTTATCTAAATATAGCATTGAATTGTTATTAATTATTTTTAATAGACTAGTTTTATAAATATTGTTTTTATGCATTCCCAATATTTTTTTGAAACTATTTTTGAAGCTATCATAAAATTGTGTTTCTAATTTAATATTATTGACCATGGACACACGTTCATTGTCTATAGAAAGGTTTGTTTGTATATCTTTATCAATATAAACATAACTCTTATCATTAATTTCTTTTAATTCATCGCTATTATTAAACTCTGGTTTAGTTAGTTGAATAAACTGATTGCCCAACGTAAGAATACCAACTATTAAATTATCATCCACTATTTTGTATAACGGTTTAATAATGAGTTTAGCATTACTCAAATTATATAATTTTTCTAAAATAATTTTCGTATTATTGTAATCATTAAGGTCTTGTTCACTTACTTCGTCAATCATTTTATATGGTATAGTTTCATGAGTAGATGATAATGCCGATGGATAACATGGAATATAAGCATGCTCGCTAGCATTATTAATTAATAGGCCAATAACTTTATTATTATAATCCATAATTTGATAAGTTATATCATATTTCAAATTTATTAAAATACTGATTACATTATCTAACTGTATATTAGGCTTAAAATCATAAGTAGAGTTGTCGTATTTATTTGTAGTTGTAGTTGTAACACCGACACATTTTGAATTTATAGAATTTCTGATAATATTTAAAATATTTTTAAAGTTTGTTAATTGCTTATCTTCGTTGCTCTTTGCAAAACTGAAGGTTTTTACAATATAATAGTCAATAGTATTATTGATCAAATAAATGGGTTCAAAATACTCATTTTTTTGTATTAGCAATAAACATTTCTTTTGTAAATCTATAAATTCGCTGCTATAGCTTTGCTTAGGGCATACAATTTTTACATTATTTGTAGTGTCTTCGTTTGTAATATCCAAAATAATCAGATTTAACCCGTTTGGAAAAAGCAAAGGATTGCTTTTACATATTATATCCCATAAATAAGTATAGTCAATAAAAGCGTCGCTATCTAAATAAGCTTTGAAATTTTCAAAACTGTTTATAATCTTTTTAATAAAAATTATGTGCGCTTGGTCGTCGAGTTTATTTGTTGTTTTGGACACTAATTGACTATATAACACGCTTGAAGTATATTGACTACTACTAATAGTGTCTACTAATTCATTAAAATTTTTGGAAATAAATATGTGCGGTAAGTTTCCATTATTGTATTTTATAAAACTATCTATTGTTATGCTAGCTATTATTATTTTTTTCATTTCACTAATTGAAACAGATTTGGTGTTATTTAGAACCAATGTTTCGTATAAATCTGCAATGCAAGCTATAAAAGAATGCTTGTTACTATTTTCAACACCATAACGTAATAAACAATTGCGATTTGATCTTAATAAGTTAGGTATTTGCTTTGTAACACAATCCAAATTATCGAAATGTAAGGTTTTTTGAATACTTAGCGGTAAAAACCCTATTTTACTTTTTTCTAATGGCATTTTTTCAGGGCCTTTAATATAGTTATAATAGTCTTTCTTGTTTTCGTTTGTGCTATAATCTAAATTCAAACATTTGCTGCGCCTTTGCATTTGTTGTGATTTATTCCATAGCTTATTATTGAAACAGCAAGGTAAGCAAAAACCATTTCTATTATGTTTTTCATCTAAAAATCCAGGAACATGATTTATGTAATTCCCTTTTTCGTCAATATGATATTTGGGGTCTGTGAATTCCATAATATTACCGTCATAGGCTCCGTCTTTATTTTTTTTAGTAATGACTTTTCCAAAGCGCCCGCTTTTTACTTCTGTGTGTGTTAAACTGATGTTTTTTTCTAGATCCCAATATCTGGGACATATGTAATAATACTTGTTTCCTTCTTTTGTGCCGTATTCATAGCTTTCTGTATATGAATTTCTGTGATTTTTGTCTATATAATCTTTCTCTTCTTTTGTTAAAATGACTGGCTGTTTTTTAACGTTAGCAGGACACAATCTTGAATATTCTGTATAAAATTTATTTTTGTCTGTTGTAAATAATTTTGGCTCTTTATTTATTAGTCTTTTTAAAATAGGATTGCTTTTTTCTGATACTTCTTTGAATTCGTCCTCTTTATTTGCATTAGTCGCATTAGTCGCATTATGTGCTTCTACTTTAGTCGTTATATTTACTTTTGGTTTTTCTTTATATTCAAAATTAGGTTTTTCTTTTATAGTGCTTTCTAGAACATCTTCTTCATTATCTACATATTCATTAACAATATCTTTTATGTAGCTGTCTTCTTCTTCGCCTTTATCATCGTCTTCGTTAATACCATCATTTTCGCCTTCACCATCATCTTCGCCTTCTTCATTACCTTCGTTAATGCCTTCTTCATGTATTGTATTTATTTTTTTATCAATATTAGTAGTGTTTTCGCCATCATCATCATCGTCTTCATTGTCTTCATCGTCTTCATCATCATCATCATCATCACCATCACCAAGTAAAATATCCATTAAATCATTATGCGCGCTATTAGTTTCATCATTTATGACATCATCATCATCTTCTAATACATGATTAATGTTTTTATTAATGGTGGTTTCTAAATTTGTAAACGTGTTTTCTTTGCTTTCATCAATATATTGTGTTTTTTTACATATATTAGAAACTTCTAATTTTAGCTGCTCATCGTCAATAAGCCCATAAAGGATTTTAATAAATCCATCTATATACATAGGAATTGTGTCTAAATAGTTAATATTGTCTATATTGTCTATATTAATAGAGAGATAGTTAGAACTTATTTTTTTAAATAAGGTTGGAAATCCCGGATTATTTTTAATAGTTATTTTTTTATGGTTAAAAGTATCTTGCATTAATTTGAGAGAATTAATTACATCTATTAATCTGGATTTGGCGTCTTCTAATGATAAATTAAAGTTTTCTTTTAATTTGTGTAATATGTCTGTTTCGTTCGATTTTTGCTTAATAAGCTCAATAATATACGATTCCTCCGAATTCATGATGCTAAAGTTAGATACGTTTTTATAACGCATAACTATTTCGTCGGATTTAGAGCTAATAGTATTAAACAAATAACTGCTGCAATTGGTTATGTTGCTTATTTTTAACATGCCTTTTATTTTTACATTTGTTATGTAATTAATAGAATTAATTTCAACATTTTTGCTAAGCAAATTATCAAATAATTCTATAGTGTTATTAGATACTAACTTGCCAATAAATTTTATAATATTATTAGCATTAGTAGCAATTAAGCTATTAATTGTAGTTAGATCAATAACATTCTTAAAATCTATTTTAATATTAATAATTCCACTGTCTTCTAGCTCAATAAGAAATTCATTAACATTATTTATAAACAGTTCATCTTTGGAATTAACGTAAAAAGAAACAGTGTGTGATTTTCCCAAGAATTTGGCATATTTTAGTATTAACGTTTTGCTTAATAATGGGACCTTTTTAATATTTGCTTCTTTTAAGCAATAAAGTCGGTATAAATTTTCCATTTTTTTCCCTGGATTGTATTTAATAAACGGATAAAGCTCGCTACTTGTAAATAATTTGAATAATGTTTCTAATGATATATTATAATTAATAGCACTATTAATATTGATATTAATACTTTTTATTCCGCTATTTTCATATTTTAAGTCATTTGAATTATTATAAATTTTAGCAAGTAAAAATTTGAATTGATTTTTGTTATTAAAATATGATGTATTAATTAATTCGGTGCTTTTCTTTAGCAACTCTATTTTTTGCGCTAAAAAATCTCTCTTATTTATTATATTTTTTGAATATAAAAATTGGAAATATAATTTTATAATAGCTTCATCGTCGCTGCTTGGAAGTGCTGTTTCAAGTAATGTGCTTGCTAAACATACAATTATGCTATTATTGTATATGTTATAATCAAATACCATGTTTGAATTGTTTGTACTAATAATATCACCGAGAGATTTGGGAGTTTTACTAGAATAATTATATGGATTAACACTAAATGTTGTTGCAGTCTTTAAGTTATTTTGTCCAACTGGTATATATTCTTTAATATCATGAATTCTAATACTATCAATATCGTCAAAAGTATAGACCTCTTTATTTTCTAAACTTTCAAGAATAGTTTTTTTTTCATTAATATTTATTAAATAGCTAATTAGATTTTCTTGCGTTAAATCGTTTTTATTATTTGCCGTAAGGTTATTAAATAATTCCATTTTATTAAATTTTGATAGTGTTAAACAATATAAATATAACTCTTCAAAGCATATTTTCTTGTCTTCATATGCAATGCTATTATAATGTTTAATAAATTTTAATTTAATTGTTTCAATAGTATCATCAATATCAATAGTATCGTCTACAAAAATGATCTTGCTATTATATGTTTTTAAGTAGTCTAAATCATTATAATTAAGATCATTTGCAAAGTATTTTTCATAAACTTCGCTATATATAAAACTATTGTAATTATTGTAATTACTATTGAGTTCGTCGATGGTTGGAATAGAATGAGCTCCTGTATTAGACACATTATATTTTTTTTTTATAAACAAATAAACTTCATTAAAAGTGTTATTATTGTTTATATAGAATTTAAATATATTTGACTTAAACATATTTGACATTTATATAAATATAAGAGTTTAATTTTATATAATTATGATTGTAAATATTATTGCGGCTTATTGTAAAAATAGGGGACTTGGAAAAAATAATGAGTTAGTATGGAATAATAAGAGTGACATGGCTAAATTTAAAAAATTAACTATTGGTAATGGTAATAATGCTATTATTATGGGTAGAAAAACATTTGAAAGTCTTAATAAAGTCAAAGGTTTAATTAATAGAGACAATCTAATTTTATCTAAATCATTAAAAATAGATGAATATAATGGCAAAAATAATGTAAAGAGTTTTGCATCATTGGAGCAATTAAGTGAGTATGTTAAAACTAAAAACTATAGCGAGTTATGGGTTATTGGTGGGGCGGAAATTTATGAACTGTTTTTGAACAATTATAAGAAACAAGAAAATAGTATTTTTAATATTAATGAAATAATTATTACGTATATAGATAATGATTACGATTGTGATTGTTATTTTCCTGATTTAAATAATTATATTGATAAATATAACTTGCTTTTTTATAGCAAAAACATTATAAATAATAATGAGAAAAATGACAATAATGACCCATGTATTAAGCAAAGTTATAATATTTATGAAATTATATATAAATTTATATAATGTAGCAAAGCAAATATTTATTTAACATCATAATAGGGGTTATCAGTAATATTCATGCCACAATAGCGTGCGGGTTCTTTCTTGTAATCAATAGGATTGTAAATATTAATAGCCTTTGCTTCTGTTATCATGAATTTAAAGTTAGACCAGAATTCATCTGTGTGTCCTACCGATTTAGTAGCAATATGGCTAACTTCATGAAGAGCAACATACATTAATGTATTCATATCTATTAAGCGACCTTTACTGTTTTTTTCGGTATCTAAACAAAAGGCTAATTTTTCGCCTTTATTTTCACTATAAGCTGTAAATTCGCTCGTAGGAAGTGTTTCGTATATTTTTTTAGGATTATAACCATTTATAAGACGTTGAACGTTAGTATTTTCCGGATATTTTTTTGATAAATGATTTACGAGTTTATTTAAATTATTATTAACATGTGCTAATCTGTCTGCGGCTAAATCGAGTTTATTTCTATCTCTCACGCAATATGTATTTCCATTTACATCGGAAATAATACATCTTAAATTGAATGTGTCGCTATTTAAATATAATTTTGTAGCAATAATAATAATAAATATTAGCAATATTACATTAAACAAAGTATTGCTTACCAGTGTTTTCATTTATATATAGTTATATATAAATGAATATAAAATGTTAAAAAATGTTAAAACATGTTAAAACATGTTATTATGTGCCTATTTCTAAAGGTTTTCTGAACTGATCAGTTTCAATTGTTGAAATATTCCAAGGGCAGTTAGTGTTTGATCTTGGGTTGGCTGGCTCGGATCTTAATTGTAAGTTAGAATTTCTTAAACTTGAACCTTGTGTGTTAATTCCGACTAACTGTGACGGATTTAATAAATTAATATTTTTTAAATCGGCATCAGCTTGTGGTATAGAATTTGACCAAAGATTACCATTATTGGCGGGTAAAAGATCGGCTGGGTTTGGAATTGCTTTACTAGAGGCTAGCTGATTTATGCCACTGGGGCTATCGGCTGATGTTGCTACCGATGTATTTGAAATACCGTTATATGGTGCATATGTTGGTGAAATAGTTGTTGGTATAGCTTCAGCTGGTTGGCCATTTATATCAGAATAGTCAAGTCTATTTGACATAGGCGAACTTAATAAACTCTTGCCTTTCGAATAGTTATACAAGGCGGCGACAACAATAATTAATGTTATTATTCCTAAAAAATATTCAAAATTAAAGCCTTTGAGAAACTTTTTTGTAACACTCATTTTATATAAAATAAATAATAAAAAATTTTTAATAATATTTAAATAATCATTATTTATCAATTAAAATCATTAAACAATTAAAAATTAAAAATAAAAAATAAAAAATAAAAAATAAAAATTAACATTAAACATTAAATATTAAATAATGATTAAACATTATATAATAATTGAAAAACAATTAAAAACAAAAAAATAATTAATAGTTATAGTATATTAATTATTTTTGGCAAAAATTATCTAAATATCTTCATCGCTTGAACTATCGTTAGCTATATTTGTTAAATTGTATTTAATTTTTATATTTTTGGCTTCTAAAAATGCTTCTACTGCATTTCTTCTTATTTCTTTTGCTTTTTGTTTAGCCTTCTTATATATTTCTAAATATATACTTTCATGAGACTTTATTTCTATTGGAGCGCTATTTTCTGTAATAACATCTAAATTAGTTATTTCTAGTTCGCAATCATCGTCAATAGCCTGTTTTTTTTCTAAATTATTCATTAAATATTTAAATGAATTAGTGTCTTGTGCTAATTCTGGGTCTTGTGCTTGCGTTAGCTCTTGTGTTTGTGCTAATTCTGGGTCTTGTGCTTGCGTTAGCTCTTGCTCTCGCATTAGCTCTGTGTCTTGCATTAGCTCTTGTGCTTGCGTTAAGTCTGGCCTACTAGTTAATAATGTATGTTTATTATTTTCAGCATTATTATTCTCTAAAGGATCCTCTTTTTTTTTATTTATTTTAATCAATATTTGATTTTCTAAACTATCACATGGATATAAAACCATAAACTGCACTAATATAACATCAATAATAAATGATGATTTAGAAAATCGTATTCCATTAATATTTAATAGTGGAATTATTTCATTATTAGTGTCATAATCTGCTAAAGTAAGTTTCTTTTCGTTTTCATCATAAAGATTTATTTTATCTTGCTTTATATTTGCTTTAATTAAAAATTTCTTTCCGCCTTTATATGATCTCATAATAGGGTTAATAAAATCATTAATATCATCATTAGATATATTGTCCGAATCGTAAAACCATAATGATTTATTATTGCAAATTTCTTTTATAAAATAATTTTCAAGATTTTCAAAGAATTCAACAATTAGCCTGTCACTACTGTTAAATTCTAAATCACAAAAACATTTATTATTAGCTTGAATTATTCCTTGTTTAGTTCTACATTTAGGAAGCTGAATATAGAAATTTTTATTTAGATTATTATTTAATTTGCTGAAATAAATATTAGCATTTAGAAGTGTAGGATTTTCCAATTTTAAAGTGCTAAAATTGAAATTTTCACATATTTCATAAATCTGATTGTTCATGTATTTAATTATATAAAACTTTAGAAAAATGAATTTATATTTTCACGCATAAATGTAATAAATAAAAATATAATAAATAATATACTTACTATTATTATAATTTTAAAGTAATATGTCAAAAACTTGCACGTCAAAAACTAGTGTGTCAAAAAATAGTATCTCAGAAACTAGTATAGCTTATCATTGTATTAACTTTTTAAAATCGGAAGAAATCAAGAAAGAAATGAGCGCTATAATTAATCCTATTATGGATTATTTCTTAAAACAAATACATATATATTTGTATTTTTTCTTATTTTTTATATTTATTAGTTTTATTTTACATTTAGGAGTATTATTTTTATTAATAAAATATAATATACGATTAAAAAAATATTATCATAAATTGGAAAAATTATAATAATTTGGAAAAATTATAATATTTGGATAATATATAAATATGACAACCGAAGAAAATATGGCACAAGAAATTGATACAACACAAGCAACTGATACAAAACAATCCACTGATCCGTCACAAGCGGCCGACGCAGCTTTAGCGGAGTTGAAGACGCTTACTGGTGGTAGAAGATACAGAGGAAGAAGAGGAATGGGATCAAGATCAAGAGGAAGAGGAAGAAAAGGAGGTTCATTTTTAGCAGAAGTAAGTGTGCCTGTAGCACTACTAGCGGCCACACAGTACATGAAAAGCAGAAGAAGATATGGGAAAACTAGCAATAGAAGAAGAAGAAGAGGGACTAGAAAAAATTACAGAAGAAGATCCGGATATAGAAGAAGGTGAATAAATATATAATATTTATTCTTTAATAAATGCAGAGTGATTATAACTTAAAGTTAAAAGTTAATATTAACTAAATTCATAAGTTATTATTAACATGGATGATAAAAATAACATAATTAATTTTGATATTCAAAGTAGTATAAAAAAATGGGTAACTTTAGACAATGAATATAAAAAACTATATAGTCAACTCACAACTTTGAGAGAAAGCAAGCATGCTATAGAAACAAATGTGTTTAATCATTATGATATTAAAAATATGAAATATCCATTAATAAATATAAGTGATGGTAAATTAAGTTTAATACAATATAAACAATACAATATGCTAAGTTACAAATTTTTAGAGGATTGTTTTAAAGAGTTTTTCAAAGATTATGAAAATAGTGATGCTATTGAAAAGGAGCTTATTGAGTTTATAAGATCAAAAAGATCATTTAAAACAAATAAATTAATTAGACGAAGTTATAATACTTAAACACAAGTTTAATAATTAAACACAAGTTTAATACTTAAATTTATAGTATTATTTATATAATAATAGTATAAAACATGTTGAAATATCTTAACGATCTAGATACTAAAAAACCTAAATTAAATAATTTAGCTATGCTTCCTGGTTTTAATATAATAGAGCAAGCAAAAACTAAGGAACATTTTAAGAATGATACATTTAACAATGATACATCTAATAAAACTATTGTAAGTGAAAATATGTTTACTAAATTATACGGTTTAATTGATAATGTTAAAAAACAACTTACCAGAAAAAATCACAAGAAAACACAAGGTGAAGCTCAAGCACAAGGTGAAGTTCAAGCATCAAAAGCAACACAAAAACAAGCAATTAAAGTAAATGCTACAAAAGCAAAAGCAAAAGCAACAACATCAACAAATCGAAAGCATGCAAAAGCAGAAAATACAAATAAAAGCAGAAAAAAGAGTGCTTAAGCTTTGAACCAATTACTATTATTAAATGGACTAATTAACACATTACTAATTCTATCTTTCCAATATTTAACACGCTGCTCAAATAGTAATTCTTTGCTTGTTTTAGGGTATAAATCTTTATTTACATAGTCCTTCTCAAGTTCACTTCGTTTTGGTTTTACACCGTAACAATTTGAACCTAATTTTGTATGAGGATTAGGAACATAGCCGCCATTTATACCAGGTAATCCACAATCATATTTATGACCTTCTTTATCTTGCAATTTTGTCCAATCACTTTGACTTGTTGGATAAAGACCGAGCTGATCTTTGGTCCATCCATAGCTGCACCAACTTGCGCCATTTTTTTGAGCCTCACTTAATTGATTAAAGTTAGCTAATTCTCCTTCAAATGCTTTGCAAATAGCTTTAGCATCATGATATGTAAATCTATTACCAGGAACATGATAAACCTCATTAAAATTCAGTGATATGTCAGGTTGGACAACAACCGATTTTATATTTATTTCGGGTTTGTCAGAAAATAAGCTTTTAAATTCCGTCATAATATTAATATTAAAAAAATAAGCTAATCCATTAACAAAAATAAGAAGAATAAATATTCCCCATAATAATGCCTCAATAATATAATGTCCCGATGATTGATTTGAATTACTTGGATAACTTCCATAGTTATATGAACTGCCTAAAAATGAAAATATTATGTAATAAATCATAATAATAACAATAAGGACTATTAATACAAAAGGATTGGAGCCTAAAGTGTTTAAATTATTGTAAAAATCTTGCGTTATATTATTAACTAATGCCATAATATTATAATATTATAATAATATAATATTATAATAAAAATAATATTTTCCTATAATCTATAATCTATAATCTATAATCTATAATCTATAATCTATAATCTATAATCTATAATCTATAATCTATAATATTTTTCTATAAAAATAGCAATATCCTTTTGATGTGATTAAGTGTGTTTCACTAATTTCATTAACAACATCGTCATCAAACACATACCACTTTTGATTTGAATTTTTAATATATGCAGTGTAATGTCCTCCTTGACTTTCCCCACTATGATTACAAATTCCAAATAATTCATAAATATATGTTTCTCTATTATAACCTATAACATATTTGCTTAGATCTAGGCCTAATAATGGAGTATGCACTACACAATTTAATTTTTCATTTGAGTTATTAAATCTTTTAAAATCTACTACTAATATACTAGGTAAACTCCAGAATTTAATAGTTTTTACGACATCTTGCTTTGCATTTGTGTGCTCATTAAACCACGCGTTAGAACCTTCTAAAAACTCATTATTAGTATAATAATCAAAACAATCGTATATAGAACATTTATTATTATTTGATCTTGGTAGCGGTAAATTAATTGTGCTAAAAGGTTCGGGTTTCATACTTAAAATCTTATTACTATTATCATTTGTTATAATTAATGAAACATGTATTCCAAAAAATAAATCAATGATTTCAGAATAGCTAGCACTATAAGTGTTTTTTATCATAATGTAACATGTTTTAGCTAATTCATCAAGATCATGTTCCGTTTTTCCATCAACACTTATATTTACCTTTCGCTCTAACGCTTCATGAAAACAATCGAAAATAAAAATAAGAAACTCCGGTAAATCATTTTGCGAATAACCTGTAAATAAATCTCTCTTTTTTAATGCAGCCATTGCTTGTATACTATTTATAAATCTGTTTGGACTAATTATACAGTTTTTACTCCATAACAAGTCTTTTAAGAGTTTCCATTCTTTCAAAACTAATCCATTGTCATTGTGTTTAACAATGTTATGTTCGCATAAATCAATGAGCTCATTTAACTCATAACAATGCGATAATATTTGCATACACGAGTTTATATAACATGTATTTCCTAAATTACATAATCCCGACAATCCTTTATTTTCATATTTGGCCAATAAATCATTAGATGCCAAATATTTATAATCTAGTTGAGCATTCATAATGAACTATGTAATATGTCTAATATATTAAATAATATATATTTAAATATATATTATTTATATTATTCATTAACATTAACTTGACAATTATGAATTCTATAAATACTATAAATACTATAAATTCTATAAATCCTATAAATACTATAAATCCTATAAATCCTATAAATCCTATAAATAGTATGGATAATTTGCTACTATTATCAAGTAATTATATAAATCATTTAAATAATGGTACGCTCTATTTAAACAATTTAATATATATGTTTAATAATAATAACACCAATAATAATAATAATAATAATAATAATAATAATAATAATAATAATAATAACACCAATAACACTAACACCAATAATAATAACAACAACAATAACACTAACAATAATAGTAATAACACCAATAACAATAGCAATCAAAGATTTGCCTATTTATTAGATTATAATTTGGGTGATTTTGAGAGATTATCCAACACTAATTTATATGATTTAATTAGTACAAATAGTGCAGACTTATATTATGGAAACATAGAAAACCCTAAAAATGAAACATGTGCTATAACACACGAAACCTTTTCTAATTGTGATCAAGTAACTATGCTTAAAGAATGCGGCCATATATTTAATTGTTGTGCTATAAAGAAATGGCTAATAGATCATCAAACATGCCCAAATTGCAGATATAATATACTAACTAATTCTAACATTATTAGTTATTCTAATCCTGATAATAATAAACAAATTTTTTTATATAGTAACGAATTCAAATTTTATTTAGCTTTACATATTGATAATTTATTAGCAAACAGACGAACAAATAATGAAAACGAAAACGAAAACGAAAATGAAAATGAAAATGAAAATGAAAACAACGAATATGATATTGGATTACTTATAGTTTAAAAATTACTTAATAAATTATATTGACACAGTCATGGGTATTATTAAAGGAATAATATAACTATTATTTATAATTTTCAATCGCTCTAATCTAATTTGTCTAGCTATTTTCCATTTTTTACTTCTATAATACATAATATTTTTTTTAGCATCGCTATACAATGTAGGGGTTTCTTTGAGAGATTTTTGCAATTCTCTCAATTTATCACATTCATTTTTATAATTTTCTTCCATAGTTTTTATTTTTTCAAATTGCTTACGTGTTTCAATACATCTTTTATTATTATCATTTTTTTTCAAAAATATGTATTTTTTAATATCTGCTAACGTTTGTGTTTCAAACCGTGTAGTAAAATATTTGCCTCTTACATGTCGTAAACTATCATTGTTTGTATTATTAATACCTTTATTTCCACAATACGGACAACGCGAATCGCCATTTCTAAACCAACTAACCAAACAATGTGTATGATAAGTATGGTTACATTCTGGTAATGTATAACATTGACTACAACTCAATTCGTCTTTACATATCATACATTCTTCATTAACATTATTTATATTAAGGCTAAGAATATTAATTGCATTTGTTAAAGTATTCATTATAAGCTTCACTACTTTATTAGCTTATTACTCAAATAAGTTTTATATATTTTATTTAATATATTATAATAAAATATAATATAATATAATATATTATAATAAAATATAATATAATATAATATATTATAATAAAATATAATATAATATAATATAATAATTAACATTAACGTCCGCCTTTTAATAAAGCGCCAAATGGGCTCCAATAAGGTAATATTATAGGTTTTTGTTTTAATACGTTTAATATAGTTTGCGACACGCACTTTTTATCTACAACAATTTGATACGTATAGTCTTCAAACCATGATTTTGACATATAATAATTTCCTTTAAAGCCCTTTTCATCTCCCCAAGAATTTTCAACTAAAAATCCATTTGTTTTTGAATGGTCGAAATTATAGCCTTTTATAACCACTGCATGAACCGGACCAGACTGCCTATAATTTAGTGCATCACATTTTTTCATATAATTGTCAAAACCAAATACATCTTCATAGTCAAATCCTTCGCTATCTAAAAATCCGTGGTCATGTGAAGCATATTTTTTAATGTCGACCCCAACCCATACTCCTTCTTCATTATTAATTGATGTTTTAACGGCATCTATCATTATATTGCTAGGAACATTAATAAAATTTTGCTCACTAGCACCTAATATATTGAATGCCATTTCAACATTATATAATTTATAAAATGGAGTATATTTACATGGATAGTTTATTAAACATATTTTGTCTCGTGCTTTATACGGAACATATTTTTTATAAAAGTCCAACGGACTTACATTTGCAATTTTTTGCGCTTTTAATGATTTATCGTTATTACTTGTTTCATAATATTCCCATGTTATTTTGCTTGGCGGCTCACCCAAAAACAAGACCAAAATTTTATAGCAATCAAATAACATTTCTTGCAATAAACGATCTTTATTTTTGGCAATTTCAGTTTTTGACATAGTTCTAATTTTATGGCCGCATTTTCGTAAAAAGTCATCATAAAATTGTTCTAATTCTTTGGAATTAGTGCTATGAAAATGATCATTCATATTTGATTTTGGGACTATACCATATTTTTCAATTAAATTTACAAAAACATTCCACTGACCACCGTCATCTGTTAATCTGTCTAACATGTGTATTAATTTTACTAATTCTGTTTCGGTTTCTAGTGTTTCTAAACTAGTGCTATAACTTTCTAAAATATAATTTAAATAATAATTCGCCTTTTCTAATTTATCATAAAAAAATAAGAAATTTTGCGAAAGCTCAAAGCTAGGTTGCAACTTATACTTTTTAATCATTTTATAGCGAATAATATTTAAAAACGCAAATAACCAACATCTACCACTATTTTTTTGATTTGTTACATTAGCATTTACATCAATAATTTTGTTAAATACTTGTTTTTTATTTTGTATATAATCACTTTTCAATATTAATTTCTTAAAGTCAGACTTTGTATTTACATTTCTTAACACTTTGTTTGTTTTCTTTATATTAAATTTATGTGAAAAATTTGCTAGATTTTTATGTGTTATATTATTAACCATAGCTATATAAAAAATATATATTAATATAACACTATATTAATATATTTTATAAACAAAACAAAACAATATAACAAAACAATATAAAGACTTATTTACAGTCTTTCAAATATTTATCAAATAACAAACTTTTAATTTCTTTACATTTTAATTCTTCTAATTTTTTCTCATATTTTTCGGGATCACTCCATTTTTCGCGCAATTTTGCTAACTCATTATGCCATGATTGCAATGTTGCTCCTCGCTTCATTTTAAATGCGTTCATATTTTCTAAATCCAAGGCATATAACTGTAATAAAGGTTTCATAATTTGATTACTAATATAATGGCTATAGTCTAGCTCTAATTTATTAGCCTTAATATAATCGGGGGTCTCTATTTTTTCACCTTGCAAAGCCTTTTTATTACTATGCACAATATACGCGTAATACATCCTATCTCCACTAGACGGTTTGTTGCCGCTGTCACGTAGTCCAATACGCTCAGCCAAAACTTTATGCGCAATTTGCTTTGGGTTTTTATAATACCCACGCAATGACTTAGTTACTAATAATTTTTCAATTGGATATTCGCAATTTATTAATTTACCAAGACATTCATTCAAAAACTTTATTGATTTAGTAATGCTTCTTTCCGTCATAATAATATTAACAATATTTCCATAAATATCTTTTACAATGGGGGCATTATCTCGCCGCTTTAATACAATACCCATATATTTCATTTTGCCTTTATCTGGATTGTCTTCATATAAAATACCTACATAACGCTTTTTTGATAACAAAATCCACGGATAAAATGTTTTTTCATATTCTAAATCATGGGGCGCTTTTAAGAATTTACTTGCCAACTCACCCGCCTGCTTTGCTAGCTCAATGGTATAAACTAGCGCTTCTTTATTTACAATTTTCTCAAGCGTCTCAGGATTACGCAAGTTGAATTTAAAGAATACGGAGTCGGTGTCACCATACACACATTGCGCCTTCACTTTTACAATTGTCCCATTGCTAACCGTGACATTAATGTCGTCATAACATTCTTCAATAATTGAACGCCCATAAAATAATAATTTGCGCCCAATAGCGGTAGTAGATGCTGCAACGTCTGGCTCATAAAAGGCACTTGTTATTGCGCCCATTTGACCATATAACGAATTAGCAGTTACTTTAATACTTAATTGACGCTTATCCAAAATATTTTTCATAAAATCATCGTTTTCTAATGTTATAAGCTTTCGTGTTGCTTTGCGAGCCGAAAGTAAATCTTCTAAAATTGCGGGCATGATTGCTTTTCCTTCGCTAAATTGCGCAAATCTGCAAATCTTATAGCCAATTATAATTTTCTTTGCGGCTGCTTTGGGTGTTAACCTAACATATTTATAAGTATCATACTTTACATCAACATAAGTATAACCTTTGTCATATAAATTGTCATATATAAACTGCCCATGCTCGTCTTTTTCGCCTTGCTCACCTATTAAATTATGCTCTAAATCATATTCTTTTGTCCACACTTTACTGTCATGCGACAAGTTTTCGGAAATAATAGATGACGGATATAGCGAACTGTAATCAACACACGCAACTGGTTCATCTAAATAAATACCCGTTTTAGGCTTGAAAACATGAGCTCCCTCATATCCTCCGCCATTTTTTTGCTTTTTAACAACAGGCATAAGCGTATTCTTTTCGCCGCATTTTTTAGAAACATAACTTTGTAATTTAATACCTTGCCCGCGCAATAATAAGAAACTTAGCGGTACATTACACAAATTTGACATTTCTACTTTGTCTGTAATAACGTCAACTTTTAATAATAACCAAATAACATTATCACAATCAGCTAAACAATATTTGCCAACAGTCCATCTATCGTAATCTGACCCATTAGCCAAGGAGAAGATTTCTTGGGGTGTTACGTCGTCTTTTGCTAAACCCCATTTATACTTGTAATTTGCTAAATCCAGTTCTTCTGCACTGTTAATCACAAACCAATGGTCCTCTTTGTTTAACTCAATAATTTCGTATTTTTTTCCCTTTTTATATAAATTGGAGCTAAATCCTTGCTCGTCAAACTTAATATAACTACCAACAGATAGTCCTGTTAAATTTTTAGTATTAACTTTTGTACTATTTGCCTCGTTATTAACTTCTATACTTATTACGCTATCACTTATAAAATAGGACGACGTAAAGTCTAATTTATTGGAACTTAATGTAAATTCTTTCCTGAAAATTACATACATATCAATAATAATACGGCCCGGCATTTTTATAAATTTTAGATTGTATTCGCCACTTGCTAAAATGATTTTGTTAGTTTCAATGTCTTCTAATCCAGTGCGCCAATCCTTTGAACTACAAACCTCATCTTTATTGCGCGATAACTTGAGAAATTCTTTTGCGCAATTTAATTCAAGAGATCGCTTATACATGAATTCAAAATCAAAACCGGTAATATTATAACCCGTAATAATATGCGGATTATCATTAATTATAATTTTTGTAAAGGTTAATAATACGTCTTTCTCTGTTTGTCGCTCTAAAACAATAACATTGTTTTCTTGAACCCATGACAAGTATTTTTCGGGAATTTTGCAACCACCTTTTACAATTATTACGCGTTTATACGGTTGTGTCTCGCTATAATTAATAAAACTTAATCCAATAAACGTGACAATATCACCTTCTAGATCCGGAAACCCTGTATTTTTAAATGCTTCCGTTAACTCATATAATTTTGTATTATATTCACAACTATTATCTTTAATTAACTCAATTAAAGTGGCATTTTTCTTATTGTAAGCCTTTACTCTCTTTTTACGCTTAAAATTAGTAGCAACTTCAATGTCTTTATTAGCTTCGTTGGCGTCGACGTCGGCGTCGTCATCATCGTCGTCGCCTTCATCTTCTTCATCGTCTTCCGACTCGCTTATTTCTATGATGCCGTTATTACTGTTTTTCTTAAAATTGGCCGGAATATAATTTGCCAAATTTTCAATCAAATTCTCAAAATTTAATGCACTAATATTCTTCTCTTTTGGATAAACTTTAGCAATGTAGCTTAATTTATTGGCGCTTAGATCGAAAGCACTCAATATTTCATGCTTTAACATGCTAATATCATAATTAGCTTTAAAGTCTTCACTGTGAGAATAATAATTTTCAAGTATATTGGTAGCTAATTTTTTATAGTTTTTAATTGGAAGAGGAAAATCGCCATGACTGCTACTTGCTTCAATATCAAAACTACAAATGTTATATTTTACTAGTGTTTCTTTTTCTTTATATGAAATAATATCTTCGTGACTTATACAATATTCATACGCACAATGTGTTGTTTTGTTTGCTATTTTCTTAACTTTATGCGATGCCATTTTAATCCATCCACTTGGAATGATTTCTTTGCTATGAAAGAATTTTAATAATGGAGGAATGTCTGCTTCATACAAATAACAATTTGTAATTCCTTGTTCATCTTTATATACATAACCATCATCATTTAATGATCTATCAAAACCATTTTCCTTTGTGGTTGTGTCAACATAAAATAGTTTCTTTACTTTATTATATATTGCACTGTTTACAAATGAAATTTTTATAAAAGTATGCAGTTTTTTATTATCAAAACCATATAATTTTTGCCGCTTTACAAGCTTCAAACTCACAATACTATCTTCATAATAATTGCCAACCTTTTTTTTCAAATGAGCCAAAAACAAATTAGTTCGCTGGTCATTCCATTGTTCATTTACCAAAATGTAGAAAAACGGATAAAAGTTTTCAATAATAATTGAAGCAGTCTTATGCGTTTCATTAATGCCAAATGCTTGAATTATAAACTTCTTGTTGTCTTTATATGGATTAATTTGCACATTAGTCAATTTATTGTGTCCATCATACACATTATAGTCATATAATCTGAAAGATTTATATTTTTCCACATTTTGTTTTTCCACATTCTGTTTTTCCACATTTTGTTTTTCCATGTTGTGTTATTAATATTATTAATATTATTTCTATATTTTTTAAATATTAGAATAATTTCAATTTTTAAAATTAAGGATTATTGATCAAAAAAACACAGACTCTCCTTTTTTTTATTTTATTTTATTTTTATTTTATTTTATTTTTTTTTATTTTTATTTTTATTTTTATTTTTATTTTTTTTTATTTTTATTTTTATTTTTAATTTTATTTTCTAACAAACAATTTAAAAGGTGTAACTACTGGAGAATTTAGAATTATATTTTGTCTTGTTATTGCATTTTCTCTCAAATTAGCGATGCAAGATTGAGATAATCTATTTCGTGCATTGCTTCTTACAACATTTGCAAAATTTATATTTCTAAGGCTATTTGTTGTGGTTGTAGCATTATCTTTTGCGGAATAATGTTTGTTAGCATTTATTTTAGTATACACTAGATCCTGTGAATTCTTGCAATCATCTTCTACTCTATATTGATTAATAAACCCACGTCCATTTATAAAATTTGGATCATATGGTGTAATTGATAATAGTTTTGGAACATCATTTAATCCTATTAAACCTTCTATCATTTTTCGCGATAAATTGGATCCATTTCTTGCGGGAATAAATGTGCTATTTTGTGTAGATGTTCTTGCTCCAGGCAATAGAACTATTGCTTTTTCCAAAGTATCAATAGTTGGATCCTTTATAATTTCAATATTATTATTTGGATATAAAAAGCGCTCATCGGTTTCTGTAGCAGGATCATGATATACTAAGATACAATCAACATTTTCAAAATCACTTCCAATTGTAGTGGTAAATAAATTTATAACTTGTAAATTGTAAAAATTTAATTTACTATAATTTAAATAGGTATTAAAAGGATAGTTATTACAAAAATCTAATATATTATTATTTAATAATATATTTAAATCTAATGTCATAACAAATGTTATTCCATAATTAAAACGCAAGTCGAAATCAATAATAGACGTATAAAAGTTGCTTGACAAATCTGATAAGTTATTTAGTCTATAATTTCTATCAAAATCAAAGTTTTTAACTTTAAATTGCAACGCATTATTAAAAACTTCATAACTAATACTAGCATAGTCGATGCGTTTATTATTTATATTTATTAAATTATTAACATTATTGTTATAGTAGTTATTACTATATGTGCTAGTATATGAAAAATCAATTATTTTTGAAATATTTAAATCAAATACTTTTTTGGTTTTATATTCAACATAATTATACAATATATTATTGTAGTTTATATTATTATTATAATTTATAATATTATTACTATAATCGCTGCTATTAATATATTTATTATTGCTAGTACTATTATAGCTGTCAAATGTAAAATCTAATAAATATAATTTAGATACATGAGGAACTAATGTATTATATTTTGTATTAGCACTTGTTATTAATGATGAATTTATATTTTTTTTAAAAATTATTTTTGAAATATCAAAAACAATCCTATTTTTTGATATAATGTGAATGTTATTATATATGTCATATTGTGTTATACCTGTAATTTGTTTTCCTAATGATAAAAATATTGTATTACTTAGATCGGTCGTTTTTTTATAATCATTGTTATTTGCGTAAAAATTAGAACATATATCCAACGTTTTAACATTAAGAAGAAATATGTCGTTTTTATTTACTAAAATTTTGCTATTTGCTTTAATATTATTTAATATAGCAAAATTGTTTGTTTTAATCATGAAAGTATTGAAAGTGTTGAATGTATTGTCACCATAGCCATATAAATTGTATGGAATAGTACTATTATTATTATACAAACTAAATGTGTAGCTATTTATATTTGTAAAATCTAATGTGAGTTTGTTATAACTATATATATTACTATATAGCGAATATGATATATCTTTATTAAATATGTTAATACTTACATCAGTATATGAATTAATTGGAGTAGCGTTTGTTTTATTATCGCTAAATAAAGTTGTAAAATCACTAGACTTATAATCTATTGCTCCAGAATTTGATGTTGGTAATGGTGTTGATCTAGTTGTTGAAATGTTTGAAATCATAAATCTAGTATTAGTATAATCGATGGTTGAATTATTGTAATCATCACTGTATATAAAATCTTTTATATTTATGCTAAAATAATCTTTATTATTTGTTATACTATTAAAGTAATAATTTAAGTGATAATAAGTAGAACTGTTTTCGGTATCGTTTACGCTTTCAATCTTATTAATTAAATAGTTATATGAATTATCACTAATATCTTGATTTTTTATAAATAATATTTTCCTATTTGTGTTATTTATATCATGATCATGAATAAATTTAATATTATTTTTAATATTATTTTGAGTAATAAAACAACAACGAGTGTTAACTATATTTGCTCCGGTAGACATAATTGTTTGACTTAGAAATATTCTATGTTTATATTTGTCGGAATATTGATCAATAAAATAATCTTTAAGATCAACATCATTATTAATGCTATTTGTATTAGGGACTTCTTTAGTTATAATGGATGTTTTTGCATGTATTGTTAGTCCTTTATTAACAGATGAATTTTGTAAAATAATATAATTATTTTTAGTACTATTCAATACATACATAGTTATAATATATACATATTTTTAAACTATATATTTTAAACTATACTATAGATTTTAAATTATACTATACATCTTAAATTTTTAATAATAAAGTATTAAAAATATAATAATAAAAAAATATATAAAAACAAAAATATAATATATATGTGCTCATGTTAATACGTCAGTATCGTTAAAATACCACTGCGAAGATAAATATGGAGGTTTAGATTTACTAATATTACTATCTTTCTTGGTTTTAAGATTAGGTCCTTTGGAATTAATTGAATTAATCTCGAAAGTTCCTATAGCATAATTAAAATATTTTAGGTCAGATATGTTACCTGAAAATCCACCATTATAGTTAATATACAAATTATCATAATTTTGTTTAACAATATTTGATAATTTATGGCGTTTTGTTAAATTACCATTTATATATATGTCAACAATATTTTGAGAGGTTGCCCTAATAACAACATATACCCATTTTTTAATTGGTATTGCGTCTACGTATATGTCATCGTAGTATGCTTTTGAAACACTATTATTATTATGAAATACGTTTATTCTTACTAACATACCTAATATTGGAAATTTTTCTAATAAATTGGTTGAATAATTTCGTTTACCTTTATATAAATACACACCAGGGCAGTTATTAGGACCAAATAAACCTGAACCACCTTCACCTGTGGAATTTGGCGGAGATCCTTTATTGAAAACATGCATATAATCTACCTCGTCTTTATATTCTAAATTATTCACATATATCCAAAACGAATAAGTAAATTCAATTCCTTCATATTGATTAGCACTTCTTAAAAGAGGAATAGATGTTTTTGCTCCTAATGCTTGTGTAACTGTTAAAGCTTCTGTTGCGTCTTTCATACCACTAATTATATATGGTGTTTGTGATGGAGACAATAATACATATAAAATTTTACTACCAATGTAAAATAAAGCAGAAAATAAAATTATAATTGCTAATAAAAAGGTTAATCTTGCTATCATAGTGTTTGATGATATGAAATCGTTTAACATGCTTTTTTTTTCAGTTTTATATGGAATTAATGATGACATATTTTTTTTAATATTTTCCAAAATTCCTTCAGGTGGATTCATATTTATTACTATATTATAATAATATTAATAATATTATAATTTTTATTGTATTAATAATATTATAATATTAATTTTTATTGTTATTAATTTTTATTGTTATTAATTTTTATTGTTAGTGTATTAATAATATTAAATTGTGATTGTGCCCTTTTCTTTGTTATATTCATAAAAGCTGACTTTTAATCTATATTTATTAAACATACTACTTGCAAGTCCCGCATTAATACCTTCCTTATAAATATTATATGCTTCTTGTGGATTAATTGCATTTCCTTCATAGCGTATACGTGTTATAAATCCTTCAAAACTACTGTTTAATCCGTCATTATTTGCAGCTGTTCCTGTAATTTGCATATTGCCTATATATATATTTTTTTTAATTTGACTAGGATCATCGTTTTTATATAGTCCATGTAATATAAATGAATTGCGCAATTTACCATCTAAATATACATCAAATGTGCGAGTATCTACACTTAAAGTTAAATTATTCCATTTTTGAACGGATATATTAGGGATTTTATATCTTGCAAAGTTAGTCTTATTTCCACTGTTTGGTTTGTCTAAATAACTTTCTATGTCAATAAATAAATTGTTTTCATATTTATCTAATGCAATATTTATATTTTTAAAAATATTACCAGACGATTCGATTGTCACCTTATTGCTAATACCCGATAAAGCAACTTGTAACTCTGGGACTGTTCTTGCGTTTTCACGAGTTGCCATAAATAAAATATTCTTTTCATTTGAAATATTATCTCCCCAATTTTCTATATAAAACCATACACTCAACATAAAATTGGATGAACTTGTTTCTGGTATATTTTTAGAAAATATCACATTTTTATTACTTGAAAAAAAAGAAGAGCTTGCATTAGCACTATCATACCTTTCAGCTGGTAATCTTGCATCACACATAATATCATAGATTATATTTGTTTTGAAAAACAAATTCCTAAGTCCCCATATAAGAACAACCACAAGTATTATTACTATTATTATATTTACTACACTCATTATAATTTTATATATAAAAATATTATAATGTTTAAATCAACACTCAAATATTTAATATTTTATATTTAATATTTAAAATTTATGTCTTAAATCTTTCTTTAAATTCTTTTTTTTATTTGTTTCTTTAAATTCTTTTTTTTAATTTGTTTCTTTAAATTCTTTTTTTTAACTTGTTTCTTTAAATTCTTTTTTTTTAACTTTTTTCTTTAAATTCTTTTTCTTTAAATTGTTTCTTTAAATTCTTTTTTTTAACTTTTTTCTTTAAATACTTTTTCTTTAACTTGTTTCTTTAAATTCTTTTTTTAAATTTGTTTATTTAAATTCTTTTTTTATTCTTTTGCGTTGTTTTTTGATAAATTATATAGCAACTCAATTGTTGATGGAGTTTTTATTTTATCGTAATAATATATTTGTTTTATACTTCCATGAATGCCATCATTTTCGCCAATAGTTATGTTATCGCCTTTAAAATATGGCGATACATTTTCTTTTGATCCAACTAACTTACCATCTACAAAAACATCTATTATATTATTATCATAATTTATTACAAAAAATAGCCATTTTTGAAACTTGGGATTTGCCAACTCATAAATTGTATCCAGTTGATCGCCTCTATTACTGATTGTTCTAGATTTTATTATTATTTTCTGTGATTTGCCGTTATAATAAATTACGGGTTTATAAGCATAATTAAATAGTATAGTATCTTTTGTATATGCAATTGAGGTGTTTTCTGGTTGCGTATTAAGATATATATAAAAGCTCAAACTATAGGTATAACTATACGGAAATTTTTCTTTACTTACTACAGAGTTATAATATTCGGTTTTAATATTATAAGAACTATTTTCATCTTTAAATAGTGTATAAGTGTAAGCTTTTATATTTGGATCATTGCTGCTATTAGTTGCACCACTATTAACAGTGTTATTGCCTTTATTATAAACTGCACTTAAAGTTTTATTTAAACTCTCATTTTCTTTAATCATGGTGTTGGCTTTTGGGGAGAGAGAAACTAATTGAGCTTTATCTATACTAAAAGCGGATAACATTTTATCTATTTTGTCTTCGCTTGGATTGGCTTCTGCTTCTGGGACTGTAGTAGGCAATTCAACATTTTTTCTTAAATTGGTATTTAGGTTTTGATATTTTCCTAAAGTGCGCTCTTTATTTAAATAAAAAGGCCCCGCACCTTGTAAAATATCACTCTTATCAAATGTTCTTATAGCATTGAATAACATTGGTAACAAAAATAGTAATGTTATTAACAATAACAATATGAAAAATAATATATAAACAGGAGAAGGTGTTAATCTAATGTCTTTATTTAATTCACTTACAAAAATGGCTATTAAACAAGGAATAAAAAATATAAGATTTTTAAATATGCATGCAAAATATTTTACATAAGCCATTATTAGCTCGCTATAACTAGGTTTATCATCGTCATTTGATGGTTTTTTAATTTCACAGTAAATACTAGAAGACGGAGTTTTTATAGAAAAAATAAGTGCTACTATTGATAACATTATCAAAATTATTATTATTATTAATGTAACTCTTGTAATGTTATAATTAGTATCATCTACTTTGTGTGAATATAAAGCATAGCTTATTATAAATAATGGTATTAAAATTGTTAACAATAAATAGAAAATATATTTCATCATGTTAAATAACGGAGTAGAAACTGATTTTTTTAAGACATCTTTATTTAATATATCTTTATCTCTAATAAGATCACGTTCTATTAGCGATCTTGATTTATATACATTGGCATATTGCACATCACTATTATATTTACTGTCATTAGTACTACTTGGATTATCCCATGAAGTATTATTTCTATAAACAAAAAATAGGAAAAAATATATACTAAGTGCTACTAACATTATTTCTAGTAATGCTTCATATTTGGTGTTTTTTATATAAAATAGATTTTGTCTGGTGTTCAAATAATGAAACAAAAATAATATTAATATAAGTAATATGCTAATAAAATATCTATAATATTTATGTTTTATACTAGATGTTTCAATATTAACACCACTATATATCGTCTCTTTTACCATAAAACCATTAACAATTTTGTCCAATATTCTTGTAAAAATTAAGCTAATATATTTAATAAATTCGGGTATTTTTGTAACACTATTATTTACAAATTCTTGAATTTGTGTAACATAACTATCTGGCATATTATAATAATATAATATAATATATTATAATAATTATGATCTACTAACTAACACAAACTAACACAAACTTTATTATAGATTTTCACAAGCAGTTTTTCTACCATGACAATCTCTACATAATGCTTCCAAATTATCTATATTATTTGAGCCACCATATTCCAATTTTATAACATGATCTACCTCAAACCATGCAGGTAATTGTTTTTTGCATTGTTTGCAATGCCAATTTTGAGATGCTGCAACAAATTTCTTTTTAGTTTCACTTACACTTCGCTTTGTAGAACTATTTCCTGAATATAAAATCTTTTGTTGTTGTTTTGATAAATTATGATTTATGTTTGAAGGATTTGAGAAAGTTACCGATTTTTGAATGCTTGGATTATTGTATATATTATAGTTATTGTTCAATTCTTTTGTTATAGAGTTTGATGTAAAGTCGATAATAGGAGTAATAATACTTGCTGTGTTTCTATCAATAGGTAAATATTTTATATATCCGTTTGAGTTAGTTACTAAATCTCTATAATTATTTGGATCTTTTTTTATATATAAATAAACACATAATCCAATAAAAGCGAAAAAAGCCATTTTATAATATTTTTCATATTGCTTTAGTTTATTTATTAACTTACCTTCAAAATATGTATTAAGTAATACTAGAACCGTTATAAATAAAATAAGTAATTCAAGTTTCATATTATTATTTCATATATAAATATAATAAAATTAATATTAATATAGTTATCAATACTATTCTTAAAATAGGATACTTATTTTTCTTTTTCTTTTTTTTAAGTTTGAATTTTGCTGCCATTATTTTATATATAAATATATAATTAATATTATTATTATTATTAATAAACTTCCAAAAACATATTTGTGCTTATTTTTTCGTTCGTCATCCTTTTTAATTTCTTTTAATTTATAGTTTGCATAATAGTTATTTAAAGCATCGTAATATGACATTTCTGGTTTACCTAAATAAATGTTTATTTTATTATGTATAAAATGTGTCCATTTTGTAAGTGATTCTCTCGAATCTAAATAAGGCGTCACCGGATATGCATCTAAAAACTTACTAAATACATTTCCAATATCAGGAACAGGTATAAATAATGGCAAATTTGTTATAAAGTCATAATATTTTTTTTTTGTGCTTTCATTTATATTTAAGGGATATGACAAAGCGATTGTATATAATACAAACCAATAATGAGGACCCCATATAATAGGATTAAATATTCCATTATTATTCATATTAATATTATTATTATTCATATTATTATTAATATTATTATTATTATTAATATTATTATTCATAATAATAGCTATTAATTTTTAATAATACTATAGATTTTATATTAACACTTATAATGTATAATAAGTATTATAAATTATAATAGTAAGTGTTACTAAAATAAAAATAATATATAAAAACATAATTACTATATTAATTAACAATCTATAAATCTATAATGAATACAAAAAAATTTATATTTTGTAATAACTGTGGTAAGCTAGGCCATTTATTTCATCAATGTAAAGTACCAATAACAAGTATAGGTATTATTCCTATAAGAATTACTAAAAAAGTTAATCCATTAACAAATGTATTAGAAAATAATGTAGATATTTTCATAATTAAACGTAAAGACACGTTATCATTTGTAGATTTCATGCGTGGAAAATATTCTATAGAAGATAAAAATTATATTGTAAATTTATTAAATAACATGACAGTAAATGAGAGGCAATTTATATTAAACAATGATTTTGATAGCATATGGCAATATTTATGGAATTACAACACAAATAATTCTTATAAAAATGAGGAAAAAACATCTAAAACAAAGTTTATAAATTTGAAAACTGGGTATTCCAATATTTTTGAAAGCTATGATTTAGAAAGTTTAATAAATTTATGTGATAAAAAATATAGCGAACCTGAATGGGGGTTTCCAAAAGGGCGACGTAACTATCAAGAAAAAGACATAATTTGTGCACTTAGAGAATTTGAAGAAGAAACTGGATACGAAAAAAAAGATATTGCTATTATTAATAACATTGTTCCATACGAAGAAATATTTAGCGGTTCTAATTATAAATCATATAAACACAAATACTTTATTGGTATAATTAATAATAATTATATTCCTAAAAATAATTATCAAATTTATGAAATTACCGAAATTAAATGGGTATCTATAGATGATGTATCTAATTATTTGAGAGAATATAATTATGAAAAAAAAAATATAATAAATTATTTAAATAGTTTATTAAAAACTTATAAACTATATATTTAATATATAGTAATAATGGATACATTTTTTATGAATATGTTTAGTCCACAAAAACCAACTAAAAGTAATAGTAAAGAAGAACCAGAACAAGAACAAGAACAAGAAGAGGAACAAGAAGAGGAACAAGAAATAGAATTTGATGAAGAACCAGAAGAAAACAAACAAGATCAAGAACCAGAAGAAGATTACGAAGAAGACCCAGAAGAAGAAGTACCAGAATATGAACTACCAGAACCAGAAGGAGAGGGAGAAGAATTAGAAGAAGAAGTAGAAGAAGTTGACGAAGAAGAAGCCGAAGCACAAGCCGAAGCAGAAGCAGATGAAGATGAAGAAGAAGAAGAAGAAGAAGCTCAAGGCGAAGAAGAAGGCGTAAGCGAAGCAAAAGAAGAAGGCGTAAGCGAAGCAAAAGAAGAAGAAGGAGAAGAAGGCGTAAGCGAAGCAAAAGAAGAAGATGAAGAAGATGATGAAGATGAAGAAGAGGATGAAGATGAAGAAGAAGATGAAGAAGAAGTAAACGCAGTAAATGAAGAAGAGGATGAAGAAGGCGAAGAAGGCGAAGAAGACGAAGAAGAAGGTGTAAGCGAAGCAAAAGAAGAAGGCGGAGAAGAAGACGCAGTAATCAAAGAACAAGAAGAAGAAGCAGCATTTAGCGAAGGTTTTGATAACATAGGAGAAGGAAAAACTCAAACAATTGCAGCACCACCTATTGCAAGTCCAGAAGAAGAAACCGAAGGCGAAGAAGAAGAGGAAGAGGAAGAAGATGAGGAAGAGGAAGAAGATGAGGAAGAGGAAGAAGAAGAAACAGAAGCAGAAGAAGAAGAAGAAGAAGAAAGTCCAGAACTAGAAGCACCGCCTATTAATAAAGAAAAGAACAATTTATATTTAGCCTCATTATTTAGAGAGAATATAAATAAAATAGACATTGACAAATCAGAATTAGAAGGATTAGCAAGCGACGTTAATACCAAAACCGATTTAAAATATTATTTAAATGCTTTAGAATTATTAAATTCAAAGGAGTTAAAAAATCCGCTAAATAGTAATTATAAATATTTATATCCGCATCATGACGACGAATTTTTTAATATTAAAATAGCGCACAACAAAGAG